CATCGTTGCGTGTGCCGACCGTAGTTGGTGGTACCGCGACCTGGTCGGCAAGGTCGTGCCCCTGGTGCGACATATCACAGAGGGCTACCTGTCCCGGGAGCCGGCGGGTTACTCGAACGTGGTGAAGGGCCACGAGGCTGAAATCATTGAGGTTTCAGAAGATCAAAAGTTCTATTGATCTAATGTTCAAAGGAACATAAGAGCAAAGGATAAAAAGCGCTATTGACCAAAAGTCACGGTTATGGCCTAATAACTGCTCAAATGCGATACATGCAAACCTAAACCCGCCTAGTGCGGGTTTTTGCGTTTCTATCGCCGCGCTTTTTAGCGCACCTCTCTCTCAGTACGCCCTTCGTCGTGCTGCCTTGGCCTGCTCCTGGAGCGGGCCTTTTTTATTCCTGGATGACCTTCATGGATGCCAACAAGCTTCAGCCACTAGCCGAGCTGGCCGCCGTTGAGGGCGTCAAGCTGGCTCCCCCTGCCGCCATCTTCACCATCTATGGCATGACGCTCCAGACCTGGGCGCTGGCTCTGCCGGCGGCCTACTACGGCGCGCTGTTCCTGGATCTGGTCGTGCGGCGCTGGGTGCTGCCGTTGTGGCGCGCCTTCCGCGACCGCAAAAAGACAGCCGGGGGTGCCGCCGATGTCGATCGTTAAGCGGATCATTGCCGCGGTGACGCTCTCGCTGGCCGCGGCTGGCTTTACCGTCAACGAGACGGGCCTGCCGGCACCGGTCGAGCGTGCGGCCATCATGGCCGGCCTGATGATCCTGACCCCCGAAATGGAGGGAACGGTCTATACGGCCTACCCCGACACGGGCGGCGTCTGGACGATCTGTACAGGTCACACGAAGGACGTTCGCCGCGGCGATGTGGCCACGCCCGAGCAGTGTGCGGCCTACCTGCAGGGCGACTTGGGCGGCGCGGTGGACTTCGTGATGCAGCGCTTCCCCGAGGCCACGATCTGGCAAAAGATCGCCATGGCCGACTTCGTCTACAACGTCGGCGCGCCGGCTTTCCTCAAGTCCACGCTCTACCGGCTGGCCAAGGCCGGGCAGTGGCGCGCGGCGGCTGACCAGTTCGGGCGCTGGGTCTACGTGGCCGGCCTCGACTGCCGAATCCCGGCGAGCAACTGCCGGGGCATCCCGATCCGGCGCGACCTGCAGCGCACTCTCTTCCTGGTGGGCCAATGAAACAAGTTCTGATCCGGTGGGCCGGCCTGGTGCTGGTGGCCGCCTTGTTCTTCGCGCTCGGTTACTACGAGCGCGGCGTCAGCGAGGACGGCAAGGCCAGCGCGGCCACTGCCAAGCAGCTGCGCGAAGCCTTCGACCAGGGCCAGGCCCTGGGCACTGTGCGCGACCAGGTCGTCACCGTCTACGTGGACCGCGACCGGGTGATCGAGGGCAAAACGAAAATCATCGTCCAGAAGGTGCCTGTCTATGTCTCCGAAGCTGCTGACCGCGCTTGTACTGTCAACGCTGGCTTTGTCCGGGTGCACGACGCCAGTGCAGCCGGTTTGCCAGCCCCTGATCCTGCCGGAACTGCTGATGAAGCCGGCTCGGGAGTTGCGCTCTCTACCGTCGCCGCAACCGTCGCCGGCAACTACGGAATCTGCGAGCAAAACGCCAACCAGCTGACCCAGCTGCAGGCGCTGCTCAAGCAGTACCAGGACAAGCAAAGGGGTGGCCAGTGAAGCGCAAAACTTATCAGCCGTCAGAGCTGCGTGCCGGCCAGACGATCTTCGTCGGTCGCCTTGACTTCCGCGCCTGGCCGCCCAGGCCGGTAGTTGCTGAATACCTGGTGACCAGTCACCGAGGGCATATGCCTGCTGTTGGTGAGATGTACCCCTACCGGCTGCGCCCGGAGTTGGTGGCGCATATCGCGCAATTCTGCCCGCTGTTCCGCAAGCGGCGATTCGCTCAGCGCTGGGTTGACCAGGAGCTGGCGAAAGAGCTGGCCCGCGTCACGAAAAAGGTCGAGCTGGTAAGTGAAATCACCAGGCTGAAAAAAGAGGCCTCGAAGGTGGATAAACCAGGCCCGGCCGTTATACCAGCTTGAGCAATACCCTTAATCAGGAGAATTCGGATGATCCCAACCGAGCAACAGGTCGAACAGCGCGCTGCTGTCCTGGGCCTGAGCGCCCCGCGTGTAACCCCGGCCATGATCGACGCCCTGGTCGAAAGCCTGACCTTCGACACGCACTACATTCCAGGCACGACCACGGTGGTGGCCACCTCGCTACTGCCCTCGGGTTTCACGGTGGCCACGACCAAGTCGGCCTCGGCCTCGCCTGAGAACTTCAATCTCGCCCTGGGCATCGAGATCGCGATCGGCAAGTGCAAAGACGAATCGCGCCAGAAGTTGTGGGAACTCGAAGGCTATCGCTTGAAGCATGCACTTCACGAGCAAAGCGAAAGCATCGCGGCTGATAGCTTGAGCACGATCCGCGCGAACCTGTCGCTGGCCGACAGCAAGTTGAATGGTGCGGCCGCCCTGCGAGCCGAGTGCACCGGGGCCGTCCAGCCCTGCCCCTGCGGGGCCTGACGCACCAAAAGGGGGCGCCCTGGGCTTTTGGGTCCTCCCCAGCCCCCTCCCCCTTCACGGGTGATGAACTCGCGGGATTCGCGTGTGTTCCAGGTTCGTTTTCCAGTCCTTTCTTCCTACCTTGAGGCCCCCCGGGCTGCATCGCTCGGCTGACCCCGCAGCCAGCTGCGACGGGGCCTCAACCCTAAATCACGAGAACCCAAACGGCATTTGTTCAAAAGGACCAATGCGCTTTTGTGTTTTTGTTCCTTTGTTCTTTTGGTCCTTTCTTCTATGGGCAAGATCGTCAGCAAAAAAGAGTTCGCCGAGCTGATCGGCAAGTCGGAGCGCTGGGTAACGAAGCTCATCGAGGAGGACATGCCAGTCGCTGGTGGCGGTGGTCGTGGCGTGGCCGTCCAGATCGACAGCGAGGCGGCCATCAACTGGCTGATCGCCCGCGAGGTTCGCCGGGAAATGGGCGACGGCGACGACGACGAGGAGGGGCTTTCCTCCGCGTCCACCGAGGATCGCCTACTCAAGCGCGCCCGCCGCGAAAAGTTGCAGATCGAGATCGACCGCGAGCGCGGCCGGCTCATCCCTTGTGAGGCTGTCGCGCAGGTACTGACCAGCGTGGCGGCGGTGTATGCGACCCAACTGGATGCGCTCCCCAGTCGGTGCGCGTCCCAACTGGCGGTGATCGATGACCCTGCTCTCATCCGAGCGCGAGTTTTTGAGGAAACGCGGCGTATCCGAAAAGCTACTGCCGAGCGCCTCGAACTTCGAGCACAGGAGTTCTCTGCGGACGTTGATCAAATCGATCAGCTTGGCAGCGAAGATGGTGCAAGCCCCGCCGCCGAGGACAGCTGACGAATGGGCGCGTGACAAGCGCATCATGCCGCCGTCCTCGCCGATCCCTGGGCCGTTCAACCCTGATACGAACCCCTACATGCGGCCGGTGGCCTGGGCTTTTGCGCAGCCGTGCTTCTCCCGGGTTGTGTTCGTGATGGGCACACAGATGGGCAAGTCGGTGACGATGGAAAACATCATCGGCCACCGCCTGGACGAAGACCCGACGCCCTGCCTGTACGTGGCACCGACCAAGCCGCTGATCGATAGCACGGTCGAGCCGAAGTTCATGGCCATGTTCCAGGAGTGCAAGTCGCTGTGGACGAAGTTCGCGACGACCAGCACCAAGATGGTCAAGTGGATCGGCGGCACCAAGTTCCGCTTTGCCTGGGCTGGTTCGCCGACTGAGCTGGCGGCCGACTCGGCCGGCCTGGTGATGGTCGACGAGGTTGACCGGATCGTGAACACGGGCGAGGGCGACACCACTGAGGTGATCGAGGCCCGCGGCGATGCCTATCCCGACTCGAAAATCGGCTACACCGCCACGCCAACCCACGGGAAGGTGAGCCGCCGCAAGAACGAAAGCACCGGCCTGTGGCACTGGGAAGTGGTCGAGACGAAGAAAGTCGGCTCGAAAATCTGGCAGCTGTGGCAATCGGGCACACGTCACGAGTGGGCGGTGCCGTGCCCCAGCTGCAGCGAGTACTTCATTCCTTGTTCGGAGCTGCTGTGGTGGCCGGGCAAGGGTGGCCCGGACGAATGCACCCCGGACGAAGCGTTCAAGCATGCGCGCTTGTCCTGTCCGTGCTGCGGTGACCAGCTCGAGGACAAGTGGCGCCCGTGGATGAATGCCCGCGGCGTTGCGGTCCCGCCTGGCTGCTCGGTTACGAAGGAGGGGCAGATCGAGGGCACCGCGGACACCGAGGGCTTCACGACCTATTCCATCTGGATCTCCGGCCTATGTTCCTTTGCGGTCAAGAAATCCTACGGATTCCTGGCCAAGAAGCTCCTGGCGGCGCAGATATCCGGCGACCCTGCCAAGCTGCTGGCCGTTTACAACACCGGTTTCGGTGAAGTGTACGGCGAGGGTGGCGACGTTCCGTCCTGGGAAGAGATCCGGGCAATGTGTTTTGGCTACAAGCCGGGGGAGCTGCTCCTGGAGCCGGAGCGGATCTACCTCACGGTGGATGTCCAGAAGCGCCGCCTGGTCTATGTGGTTCGCGCCTGGTTCAAGGGCCTGGGCTCGATGCTCCTGGAGCACGGCGAGCTGTGGGGCGAAACGGACCAGGACGAGGTGTGGGCCGACCTGAGCGAGGTGCTGGAAACGTCGGACTACGGCGGGCACAGCATCAGCCTGGCCGGCATCGACATCGGCTACCGCGACGACCAGGTCTACGCCTTCATCAACGCCCACAAGGGGCGCGCGATCGCCTTGCGTGGTCGTGAGACGCTGCCGAAGCCTTTCCGCAAGGAAATGGTCGAGGAGAACAAGCAGGGCAAGACCCGCAAGCGCGGCGATGCCCGTTGGGCGTTCAACGCGACCCTCGCCAAGCGCTGGGTGCATAGCCGTTTCGGCCGGCCTGATGGTCGCCCGGGGTGGTGGTTGCTGCACTCCCAGGTGACGGATGACTACTGCAAGCAGCTGGTCGGCGAGGAGTGGCACGAAGCGGATGGCAAGTTCCACCAGGTAGGGGAGAACCACTACCTGGACTGCGAGGCCATGCAATACATCCTGGCGTTGCGCGACAAGCTGCATCGCCGGATCACGGGCCAGATGACCCGTGCCCAGCTGGTGGCGGTTACCGCCCGGCCGGGAATCGAGGCGCCGCTGCCAGCGGCACTCGACCAGGAGAAGGTGATGACCGAAGAAGCCGAACAGCCTGCAGAAGCGCCGCCGGCGAAAGCCGCCCCGCCGCGTGCTGCCCCTGTTTCACGGAAGGCCGACGCCCCCAAGGCGAAAGGTCGATCGCGGTTTACGGTCATCCGCAAACCACGGCGGTGACCCTGCCGCCAAATCGAGGCAATTCCCCCATGTTCAATATCTTTCGGGGCGATTGCCTCGATTCGCTGCGCCGCTTGCCGGCTAACTCTGTCGACAGCATTGTCACCGACCCGCCCTACGGCCTGAGTTTCCAGGGCCGCCGCTGGGACTATGACGTCCCTCCGGTCGAGGTTTGGGCCGAATGCTATCGAATCCTCAAGCCTGGCGGTCATCTGCTGGCCTTCGCGGGATCGCGAACCCAGCACCGCATGACGACCAGGATCGAGGACGCCGGTTTCGAGATCCGGGACATGATGGCCTGGGTCTACGGCTCGGGCTTCCCGAAGTCGCGCGACGTATCCGCGGCGATGGATAGCTATCAAGCCGGCGAGCGCAGCATCGAGCCGGACGGCGTTCGACCTGGTGTGTACGAGGTGACCGCGTTCCTGCGCGCCGCCCGCGAGCGGGCCGGGTGGTCCAACCGGCAAATCGACGAGCTGTTCGGCACGAACGGCATGGCAGGCCACTGGACAACCAGCGGTTCGCAGCCGGCGGTACCGACCGTTGCGCAGTGGGCGAAGTTGAAGGGCGCGCTGAGCTTCGGTGATGACCTGGACAACCTGGTCGAGAGCCTGGCCACGAAGGAACGCCCTGCAGGAGCTAGTGGCGAGGGTGCCGAACGCTTCCTGAGCAGCTTGAGCCGTTCGCGTAAGACCTGTCAGCCTGCAGGCGACTGGGGGACGGCCCTCAAGCCGGCCTTGGAGCCGATCACCGTGGCGCGCAAGCCGCCCCGGGGCAGCGTCACCGCCAACGTCCAGGTGCTGGGCGTCGGGGCGCTGAACATCGGCGGCTGCCGGATCGGAGAGGAGCAGCGCTGGCCGGCCAACCTGATCCACGACGGCGGTGCCGAGGTCGACGAAAGCCTGGGCGCCGCTTCGCGGTTCTTCTACTGCCCCAAGGCAACCCGGGTTGACCGCGAAGACGGCAACGATCACCCCACGGTCAAGCCGACCGACCTGATGCGCTACCTGTGCCGCCTGGTGACACCGCCCGGCGGCCTGGTCCTGGACCCTTACATGGGCAGCGGCAGCACTGGCAAAGCGGCGCTCCTGGAGGGCTTCCGCTTCCAGGGCTGCGAGATTTCCGACAGCTATGCCGACATCGCCCAGTCCCGCCTCGAGCGGGTCGAGCGGCCCGAGGCTGCTGTCGCCTGACAGCGAGAAAACCATGGAACCCACACAGCTACACGCCGGTGACTCGGTCACCTGGTCGCGTGAGGTGCCGGCTTGCCCGGCTTCTGCCGGCTGGATCCTCCGCTACGTGCTGAGCGGCCCCGATCGGCATGTCATCGAGACGAAGGCCGGCGCGCCTTACCAGGTAGAGCTGGCCTCGGGCGATACGGCGCGGTGGGCTCCTGGTCTTTACCGCTGGGTGGCCTTGGCCAGCCGCGGCGTGGAGCGGGTCACGGTGGCCAGCGGCAGCCTAGAGGTTGCCGCGAACCTGGAAACAGCCGAGCCGGCCGACGCGCGCAGCCATGCGCAGCGGATGTTGGCCCTGATCGAGGCCGCGCTCGAGAAGCGGATCCCGAAGGACCAGGCCAGCTACGAAATCGACGGGCTGCGGCTCGACCGGATCCCGATCGAGCGCCTGAACGAATTGCGCCTGCAGTACCGCCGGGAAATTCAGCGAGCCCGTCACAACCGCTGGCCGCTGGGTCGCCCGATCCGCCACGTACTGAGGTAGCCCCATGAATGCGCTGAAACGAACGCTGGCCTGGCTTGGCGTAGGCGGAAAGCGATCGACGGAGCCCGCCGCCGAGCGTCGCGAGCCGACGGTGCGCAACACCAGGTCATTCAAGATGGCCGGCGGTGGCGGGTTGTCGTCGGCATGGGCGCGCCGCTCCAGCGGCTCTGACGCCAACCAGGAGATTTTCGGCGATCACGAGACGCTAAGGCAGCGGGCGCGCGAGCAGTCGATCAACACCGCCACGCTGAAACGCTTCTATCGCCTGCTGCGGCAGAACGTCGTCGGCCCCTACGGGATCCGGCTGCAATCGAAGGCCGTGCTGCCTGATGGGCTCCCCGATCGGGTCACGCGAAAGCTGATCGAGAAGGAATGGCGGAAGTTCGCTAAGAAGGGCCAGTTTGACGTCACCGGACGGTACTCCTATGTCACGTTCATGTGGCTTTGGATCGAAACGCTGGCCCGGGACGGCGAGGTCATGGTGCGGATTGTCCGCAACTGGTCGAACCGCTGGGGCTTCGCGTTACAGATCCTGGAAGCCGATCGCCTCGACCTGAACCTGAACACGCTACTCGACAACGGCAACCGCATCCGAATGGGCGTGGAGCTGGACGAGTGGGAGCGCCCGGTCGCCTATTGGCTGCTGAACGATCACCCCGGCGATGTGATCCGCAGGGCCGAGGAACGGTATGACCGCATCCTTGCCAGCGACTTGATCCACACGTTCGACCCGTGGCGGCCGCACCAGTCGCGCGGCTTCACCTGGACGCACGCTTCCGCCCTGGACGTGCATCACCTGGAGGAGTTTCGCCAGGCCGCGCTGGTCAAGGCGCGGATCTCGGCATCGATCACCGGCCACTACGTCCAGGACGCCGAATGGCTGGATCCGCCGGAAAGCGAATCTGACGATCCGCCGCTCGAGGAGGAAATCAGACCAGGCGAGGGCAAGCTGCTGCCCTACGGGGTGGACTTCAAGCAGCTGGCCACGCAAGGCCCGGGCAGCGACTACGCGCCGTTCGTGAAGGACGGCAACCGCAACGCTGCCGCCGGCCTCGGTCCGAGCTATCACCGGCTGGCTCATGACCTGGAGGGCGTCAGCTTCTCCAGCCTCCGCTCTGGCGAGCTGGACGAGCGCGACTTCTACAAGTGCGTTCAAGAGTTCGCAATTTCTGAGCTGCTCGATCGGCTTGGCCAGGAGTGGCTCGACGCCTCGATGCTCCGCGGCGTCATCAAGATCGCGCCCCGCAACCTGGAGCGCTCCACCGAACTGCTCTGGCAGGCCCGCGGCTGGGATTGGGTGGATCCGCAGAAAGACGCCAAGGCCGCGACGGAAAGCATCGGCAACCGCACGAAATCCCGCTCCGAGTACATCCGCGCCAACGGCGACGACCCCGACGAAGTGTTCGCCGAGATCGCGGCCGAGGAGGAGCTGCTCAAGAAGCTGGGCCTTTCGCCTATCAACAAACCGAACGAGGAAAAGCCGGATGCCCGATCCGACGAACCCGACGACGAATAGCGCCCAGCTTCCGCTCCTTCGGACGCTCCAAACCGAGGCGATGGCGCGTGGCTTCACCGTCGACAAATCAACCATCGATGAAGAAAGGCGCACCGTAGAAATCGCGGTTTCCAGCGAATACCCGGTGCGCCAGTGGTTCGGCATGGAGGTGCTGGATCACAGTCCCGAGGCCATCGACTGGACCCGCTTCCGTAGCGGCGCCCCTTCGCTGGCTGTGCACGACCGCTGGACGACCCGCGCCCTGGTGGGGGTCGTTGAAGAAGCCTGGCTCGACCCCGACCGAAAGATCCGCGCGCGGGTTCGCTTCTCTGCCAACAGCGAGGAAGCCGACCTGATCTGGAAGGACGTGCGCGACGGCATCCGCCAGAACGTATCGGTCGGCTACATCCCGCGGGAAATGGTCCTCGAGCGCTCCGAAGACGGCCTCGACCACTACCGCGTCACCCGTTGGGAACCGTTCGAGGTTTCCTGGGTTTCCGTGCCCGCTGACCCGACTACCGGGGTAGGGCGCTCCCTTTCTGGTTCCACGAATACCGTAATCATCCGAGGTCAAAAGATGCCTGATCCAACCAACCCGGCGGAAAACGCCAACACCCCTGTCGTTGACCTGACTGCCGAGCGCGCCCGGGTTGCTGACATCCTCGCCATGGGCGAGCGCTTCGGCCAGCGCGACCTGGCCAGCGAAGCGATCTCCAAGGGCTTCACCATCGACCAGTTCAGCCGCTCGATCCTGGAGCGTCAGTCGCCAGGTGGTGCCGCTCCTGCGCCGTTGGGCAACGCTGCGCCGAAGTCGAACGAGCGTGACCTGCCGGGCTTCACCAAGGACGTTTCGGCGCGCTCGCTGGGCCTGAGCGAGGCCGAACTCGGCGAATACTCGCTGATGCGTGCCATCGAGGCAGCGGCGACCAAGGACTGGTCGAAGGCAGGGCTCGAACGCCAGGTCAGCAACGCGCTCGCGGACGTGCTGAAAAACCCGGCCCGTGGTTTCTACGTACCACACGATCTGCTGATCCGCGGCATGAGCAAGGGCGACCCGGCCAAGGGTGGGGCGATCGTCGCGACCGACCTGCGCATGGACCAGTTCGTCGACATCCTGCGCAACAAAACCGTGATGGCGGCCCTGGGCATGAAAATGCTGCCTGGCCTGGTCGGTGATCTGGACCTGCCGAAGAAAATCAGCGGCTCCAACTTCCACTGGCTGGGCGAAGGCGATCCTGCGCAGCTGAGCGATTTCGACCTGACCACTCTGGCGATGTCGCCCAAGACTATCGCGGGCGGCATTCCGGTTACCCGCCGCCTGCGCAAACAGGCTTCGCGCTCGATCGAGACGTTGATCATCGACGACCTGATCGAGGGCCTCGGTGTAGCGATCGACCTTGGCATCCTGCGCGGCCCTGGTACTGAAAACCAGCTGCTCGGCCTGCTGAATCAGCCTGGTCTTCCGGCGCTGGAGTTCGACGGCCCGGGTCTGTCGTTCGGCAAGGCGGTCGACATGCGCACCAAGGTGGCCACCTTCAACGCCGCCCAGGGCGCTCTGGCGTATCTGACCAGCGTCACCCAGGCGGGCATCGCCCAGCAAACCGAGAAGTTCGCCGGCACTACCGGCCGCACCATCTGGGAAGACGGCAAGGTCAACGGCTACCGCGCCGAAGACACCAACCAGATGCCGGATGACACCTGGTTGTTCGGTGACTTCTCGCAAATCGTCCTGGGCATGTGGGGCGTGATGGATCTCCAGGTCGATACCGCGACCCTGGCGGCCAGCGATGGCCTGGTGCTGCGTGTGTTCCAGGACGTCGACGCCGTAGTGCGTAACAAGTCGTCCTTCTGCGTGGGCCGGAAGAAGGTCGCGTAACAGAACCTGAATGCGGGCAGGTGCTGCGGGGGCTTAGGCCCCCTTTTTTATTCACTCAATGGATGCAATCACCATGCTGGAAGCGATTGTGTATGTGGTCCTGCTGACGGACCTGATGGTCCACGGCGACCTGATTCCTGACGGCACCACGCTGGCCGTGGAGCGCGCGATGCGCAACGACTGGAAGGGCTCCGGCCTTTGTCGTGATGCCACCCCCGAAGAGATCGCCCTCTACGAAGAGGACAATGGCTCCCCCGATGGAGGTGGGGAGCGCCTGGCGGGCGAGATCGATGCCTTGCGCGAGGAGCACGAAGCCCTCGGCGAGCAGGTGACCGCGCTGCAGGGCGAGGTGACCGACCTGGAGGGCCAGAAGAAAACCCTGCAGGAGGAAGTCGCTGCCCTGGAGAAGGCCAAGAAGGCCGCGGCTAAATGATCGGCGATGACGACTTCGCGTCGTTCTTCGACCCTGACGAGTTCGGCGTGCGGGTTCGACTGATCGAGCCTGGGCGGGATGCGCGCGACGTCGACGGCATGTTGGGCAAGCCCGAGACAACCGGCCGCGTCTACCGCGCCGGGGTTGATCCTGGTGCGGCCAAGACCAACAGCCGCCTGGACCGCAAGTTCCTGCAGCTGCCCCGTAGCGAAGCGCCGGTGGACAAGGTCGGCACCAAGGTCGTCATCGATCGCGCCGAGTACGCGGTCACCGACATCGAGCCGTTGGGGCGGGTTCGCTCGCTCCTGACGCTGATCCCCTGGGGCGACCGTGAAGAGCAGCCAGTGGAGCGTGGCAAATGGCGGGCTTCGAGCTAAAGCTGGAAACCGCGGGATGGGGCGATGTGGACCAGGTCGTCAGCCAGGCCGGCAAAAAGCTGGATCTGGCTGCGGCTCGGGCGCTTCGCCGCACCGCGCAGTGGCTGCGCACGCACAGCTCCCGGGAAATCGCCCAGGAGCTGCGCATCACGCAAAGCCCTATACGACACCGCTACAACATTTTCAGCAGGGCGACCGCGGGCGAGGTAAAGCTCTGGGTCGGCTTGCAGCCAATCGCCGTGCACTACCTGGGCACGCCCAAGCAGACAACCGACGGCGTTTCGGTCGGGCATCGGAGCTACGACGGCGCCTTTATCTCTCCCATGAAATCGAGCCAGCGGCTTGTGTTCCGGCGCAAGGGTCGCGAGCGCCTGCCGATCGAGCTGGTGCGCGAGGACTGGGAAGGGCCGGCGATGGACGCCCTGGAGCGCTGGGAAAAACGGGCGCACACCTACTTCGTGGACCAGTTCGAGCGAGAGGCAAGGCATGTATTTGGCACCTAAGCAGGCCGCCCCCAAGCGGCCGTTCAACGTCACCTCCGACCTGTTCTTCGCGATCGGGGATGCCATCCACGCCGCCGGCCTGGGCGTGGACGTGGGCAACTATGACGAATTCGACGGCCATGTCGGCGATGCCTGTGTGCTGATCGAGCTGGAGCGCACCGCACCAGGTACACGCCAGCCGGACGGCCGCTATGTGCATGTTGTTACGGTGACGTTGCACGCCGTGGTCGGCCGGTACCGGAAGTTTCCGGCGCTGGAGGCGGTCAACTTGGCCACCCTCCTGGAGCGCCTGGCCGATTGCAACCGCTGGGGCTTCTCCGGCCGGCAATGCGACATTCCCGCCGGTCTGCACAGCGGCCCGTCGATCTTCCAGAAGGGTTCCGGCGGGTACGAAGCCTGGTGCGTGACGTTCCAGCAGGGCATCGCGCCTGGGCCGGATCGTGTGCCCGAGGATCCGGTCATCAGCGGCCTGCCGCTTGTGTCCTGGAAGGTCGAGGACTTCGACGACGCGGACAAGTACCAGCAGCTGGAGGCTCGCAATGCTTGACGAGTACATCAACCGAAAGCTCGGTCCGCTGGTCGAGCGTCTGGCCGAGGTCGAGGGCGAGCTGGAGGATCTGCGCCGCCGCTCTGACAACCAGGCTCGAATCGGCATCATCACCGAGGTCGACCCGGCCGGGCGCTGCAAGGTCAGCCATGGCGACCTGACGACGCCCTGGATCAAGTGGTTCAACCCCAGCGCGGGCGAAGTGACGGAGACGCTGATCCCGTCGGCCGGCGAGCAATGCGTGCTGATCAACTACGGCGGCGGCGATGGCGGGGCGCACACGGTCGCGTTGCGCGGCCTGACTTCGGATGCGTTCCCGCCGGCATCGACTGTGCCCGAGCTGCATCGCCGCACCTACCCGGACGGCGCAGAAAGCAGCTATGACCATGCGGCGCATGTCCTGGCCTGGAAATCCGGCGAAACCTCGCTGAATGCCTCCCGTGAAGTCCTGGACTTCGGGATCGGCCAGGCCCGCATCGTGCTGACGCCTGAATCGGCGGTTTTCTCCGTCGGTGAAGTGTCCATGACGCTCGATGCCGGCGGCGCTCACTTCACCGGCCCGGTGATCGATCACCAGGGGCGCCTCATTAGCAAGGCTTAACCATGATCGGGATCGACAGAGACACCGGGGCCACGGTCGATGACTGGCCCCAGTTCGTGCAGCGCGCAACCCGGGCACTGACAACCCCGCTCGGCACCAGGCAGAAGCGGCCGAAGTACGGCAGCAACCTGGTGACCAGGTTATCGAAGAACCTGGGCGACGAGCTGCTGCTGCTTGCCCAGTCCGACGCGGCCGAGACGTTTTACAACGAAGCCAACGGCATCAGCGACTTCGAGCCCGACACCATCGTCGCGGTGCGTGAAGGCGCGGGCCTGCGGCTGCGCCTGGCTGGCACCTGGCGCAACCGGAAAATGCAATTCGAGGTGGCCACATGAGCACGATGCTGATTCCCGGGCTCAACCAGTTGGCCGAGCCGGAAATCGTCAAGGTCGAGGAGTTCGAGCCGCTCCTGCAGGAGTTCGGCCAGGAGCTGATCGCCTTCGTACAGGCGCGGGATCCGGCCAAGGCCGCGCGCCTGGCCGAGACGCTGGAGAACGACGGCGAGCTGCTGGTGATGGCCATGCAGGCGTTCACCTTGCGGATCCAGGCGCACGAGCGGCGCTGGAACGAGCGTATCAAGCAAATGCTGGCCTGGTGGTCCGAGGGTTCGAACCTCGACGCCCGGGCCGCGGATATGGGCCTGGAGCGCCGGGTGATTTCCGAAGGCGACCCGAACGCCTTCCCGGTGGTGCCGCCTGAAATGGAGTCGGACGACGATCTGCGGCTGCGCTACTACCTTGCGCCGCATGCGCCGGCTGCGGGCTCCCGGTTGCAGTACCGGCGCGAGGCGCTGACGCTGGGCGAACGCGCCCTGGTCAGCGTCGAGGCGCCCAAGGCTGGCCAGGTGGTCGTCACGTACACCTTCGCCGAGGACGGCTTCGCGGCCCAGGTGAAGGACGCCAACGGCCGTTTCACCAGCCCGGGCAAGGTGACGGTAACGGTGCTGGGCCGCGACGGCGACGGCACTCCTAGCGCCGAACTACTCGACGCCACGCGCAAGCACTTCGCGCGCGACGACGTGCGGCCCGAGACTGACCTGGTCACCGTCCAGGCCGCCGAAATTCGCCGGTACCGGATCCGGGCGGTGGCCTGGATCAACCCGGGGCCGGATTCGGGCCTGACCAAGACAGCCGCGGAAGCCGCCATGCAGGCATACGCCACGGCGCGCCATCGCCTGGAGGGCTACATCGACCCGGCCTGGATCGATGCGGGGCTGATCGCTGCCGGCGCCGAGCGCCTGCAGCGGCTTGAGCCCCTGGCGCCGATCGAGTGCGCGGCGCACCAGGCGCCCTACTGTGAGGCCATCGAGATCGAGGTCAGGACGCTATGACCGAACGCACCCTGTTGCCGGCGAACAGCTCGCTCCTGGAGCAGGGTCTGGACCTTGCCCTGGGCAAGCTCGTCGAACGAATCATCCCGCCGTTTCCCGAGCTGATGGACCCCCAGCGCACGCCGGTCGCCTTCCTGCCTTACCTCGCTGCCGATCGGGGCGTGCCCGAGTGGGACGCTTCGGCGAGCGAGGAGGAGAAGCGCCTGACCGTTGCGCTGTCCTGGTCGATCCAGCGCCAGGCCGGCACGGACAAGGCCCTGAAATACGCGGTCGAGTCCATGGGCTTCACGCCCAAGATTACGCCCTGGTACGCCGCGGTTCCGGTGGGTGAGCCGTACAGCTTCGACGTGCAGGCGATCATCACCAGGCCCTGGTCTTCGGGTGATCACACGCGCTTGATCCGCCGCTTGCGCGCGGCCAAGAGCGAGCGCGACGACATGTCGGTCACGCTGGTCCACGAGACAAGCGGCGGGCTGCGGGCGGTTGGCGCTGCTGACTACGGCCTGGGCCTCGGGGAGCCGGAATACGACGGCCACCTGCCCGACGTCCTGCTGCAGGGCGGCTTGGCTGTGGCCGGCGCCCTCGATGCGCCGGTCACGGACAGCGAGCTGTTCCTGGACGGGATGCTGCCTGACGTAGAGATCGGCGGCGAGCTGGCCAGCGCGGCGGCGATGCGCACCTACACAACCAACGACTATGACCTCGAGGGGCAGGTATGACAGATATCACGCGCCTGATTCGGTTCACGGCCGCCGGCCTGGCTGAACTCGTGCAGGCGAAAAATCAGGGCATCAAGGGTGAAATCACCCACGTTGCCGCCGGCACCGGCCGCTATAACCCGACCGGCGCCGAGACGGCGCTCAAGGCTGAAAAGCAACGGGTAGCGGTCAACGATTACGAAGACCTGGGCGCCGGCAGCCTGCGCATTGCTGCGCTGTTCGACGGCGACCTGGAGTATGAGGTCGGCGAGTTCGGCTTCTTCCTCTCGACCGGCACCTTGCTGGGCGTTTACTCCCAGGCCGGTGTGCTCCAGACCTACAAGGCGGCGACGGCCAGGATCCTGCAACGGTTCACGCTGAATATCTCGGCCTTGCCGACGGACAGCGTCACCGTGGTGGTGGGGGATAACAGCCTCAACCTCCTGGTGGCCGAGGAGCTGGCCCAGCTGGCCACGGCCAGCGTCGACAACATGGCTCGGCATGTGGGGCTGCTGTTCCGCGTGATGGACCTGGAAGGCAAGTAGGTGCGGCCATGAACGGACCAGACATGACCATTGTGGAGGGCACAACCTTCGGGTTTGCCCTTACCTGGGAGAACAGTGGGACACCGCGGGAGCCGATCGACATCGAGGGCTGCGCGGCGGTTTTCCGGGTATGTCCCGCCTCGAGCAGCCAGGTGCTGGCCGAGTGCACCACGGAAGACGGCGGCATTGTTGTCGGGCCTGATAAGGGCCAGATGGCGGTGCGCTTGGCGCCGGAGAAAACGGCCGGTACCAGCGGCGGCTTGTGGGCGGGTGCCCGCTACGAGCTGCGCGTCATGTACCCCAGCGGGGACGTTTACAGCCTGGTGCGCGGCCTGATTCGCCTGGTACCGGCGGTGATCGAATGAACGGCGTGCCGGCGGTAACGATCACGCGCGGCGTCGAGCGAATCGTCACCCTCAAGCAGGGCGCAAGCGTGGTGGAGATACGCCAGGCCGTCGCGCCGCGGCTGAGTGTGGTTTCGCTGGGCGTCCAGGGGCCTGTCGGCGTGCTGGCCGAGAACGTGCTGCAGCGCACCTTGCAGGCCGAACTGAATGCGAGCCGTGCGCTTGAACTGGCGCAGGGCGCTGATGCGGCTGTCGCCGCGTTGATGGATGACCTGCAGGGGGCGTTCACATATCACGCGGGGGTTATCTCCGCGCAGGAGGGTTAATCATGGGGCTTATGGCGTCATTGGAAACGCTGCTCGCCTCGGTGAACAACGTCCTGGGCGTGATCGATGGGAAGCTGCGCAACAAGGCCGACAGCTCGGCCGTATACAGCAAGACCGATATCGACGACTCGGCCCGCACGCTGGGGGCCAACGCGGCCACGGCTTCGAAGCTCAAGATCATGCGAATGATCACCCTGGCCGGCCAGGTCCAGGGCGAGGTCGGGTTCGACGGCGCCGGCAACGTGACCATGCAGGTGACTGTTCCAGCGTTGGCCAACAAGGCAGAGGCGTCTGACGTGGTTACGCCGGCCCAGCTGGAGGCCCGGCTGCATCAGCTAGTAGGGGCGGCGCCCGAGGCGCTGAACCAGTTGGAAGAGTTCGCCAATGCTCTGAACCAGGATCCGAACTTTGCTAACACGATGTTGGCCAAGTTGGCGGAAAAGGCGGACAAGGCAACTACCTACACCATCACGCAAGTAGATGGAAAGTTTCTCCTGAAAAACGCGCAAGCGGTCGATTCTGCAAAGTTGGGCGGTAATCTGCCAAGTTACTTTGCTTCGGCTGACTCTGTAACGTCCCTGGACGCTGCAACGGCTGATGCTTTCACCAGATTGGCGGCAGCATTCAATAGCGGCGCAACAAAGATCAACAGCATAGGAACATAAGCGATGAGTTTGGAAAGCACTATCGCCGCCCTGGTGACGGCAGCGAATAACCTGACGACCGCGGTTAACGGGAAAATCACCGCGATCAACACGACCATGGCGACCGCTCTGGCGCAGTTCAACGAATGGCGAAACCAAAAGGATCTGG